CCCAAAATATTATCACCAAAGTATATTTCAAATTTTCCATCCTCAACTTCTTGCAAGAAATAAACATTTGAACTCGAAGTCAAAGCAGCAATGTCTGTTGCTAAGGTATATGTCGTAGATGTGCTATCTGATGAAGAATTTTGTACCTTTATTGTAAGAGTTGTTGTATCTGCTCTGTTATCATTAATAAGAAATCTCTGCTCAACATTCTGAGTATCAACTGTGTATCTAGTTGAAACATAACTTCCTTCGTATACAGTTAAATCGTTAAATGAAATTACAGAGCCAGCATTTGTAGCAGTTACGTCTTGTATAGTAACAAACTGATAAGACGAATCCCCAACACTGGCCGTGAAGACTGTCCCTGCGGGAATTGTTGCACTTGCGTTAGTTGTGTTTAAAAAAACATTAAGAACTGCCTTGGATGATCTTGCAGAGCGAGTGGAGTATCCCAATGTCTTGGCATGAGAGACAACACTTGACCGTAGCTGAGAAGAATCAAGGAACATCTCATTTGCAAGCATGTTTGCGTTAAAACCAAGATAATGAGTATTGTATGCAAGAACATCAAGAAGCGCACTCAGACCAGAACCTTCAAAGTCATAGTCCTTAAACTCAGTTTGATTTCGCATGAAAATTTTTAGATTGTCCTTGACCTCATCAAAGTCGAATTCTGTTACACTGAGTCTTTTTGTCGTTGCTGCCATTATCGTAATCTCTCTAATAGAACTTCCATATTAACAAGTTCCGTTGGTGCATTAACAACATAAAATTCAATAGTAACTTCATATGCGTTGTTATCAAGGTTAGGTTGAGCTCTTACTCCAATAACTCGTGCCCGAGGTTCAAAATTTTCAATCACTTCTTCAATTTTCATCGTTAGAACATATGCCGTAATTGGCGTCATAGGTTCAAACAGAATATCTCTTACACCAGAACCAATCTCTGGATGAAAAGGTTTTTCGTATGGGTTTGTTAATATCAGATTTCTTACAGACCTCTTGACTGCTGTTACGTCAATAACTTTGTTAATATCTTTTGAACCAGTTTTAGGGCCAAAGAATAAATCTATATCAGAATAAATCTGCGCAGCACGGTCTGCACCTGTGTGCGTACCGTCGTAATATGCATCCTTCGAAGCCATTGGTATTCCTTTTTACTATTATTTATACACTCTCTGCTGTATTTTGTTTCATCATATACGGATTATTAATTACCCAGATATTCTTTGCGTTGACACGAATGAAAGGCTTGTTTGTTTCCGTAGTATTTGGATTAGGAATAGTCACCATAACATTCTTACCACTCTTAAACGCATCAATCTGATTGCAGAGTCGTGCAAATTTATTTTTCATATACTCTCTACGACTATGCTTAGTTATATTCCTACTAACATTGTTTCCTTCGCCTTGAGATGTTTGAGTTTTTCTTAATTTTTTCTTGCCCATAATAAACTTCCTTTATATGTGTTTGTATTTATGTCTCCACGTCAGCATCATAGTTATCAAGGTACTGGTAATTAATTGCCGCAGCGTAACCCCCATATCTTTTGTTCAAGAGTCTATCTTTGAGGGTCCGAGTCACCTCGCGGTGCCTGAAGTACCGAACCCTCGGCCGCGTGGAGGCCTCGAATTGTAATTGTTTAAAATTAACTTTATATGTGTAAACACCAGTAATATTGCCCGGATGATTCGCTTGAGGTTTTATACTTGATGAAATGGCAACAGTAACACTTCCATCTTCATTTATATCGACACTATCAAATTCAATTTCTGTCATATGCGGGCCATAAACGCTAGTGTAGTATGGTGGCTTTTTTTGACTCTCCCAGATGCTCTTTGCAACTTGCAAGGAGCTCCTATTCTCATACTTCCTCCCCAACACTATCTCCTGGTCTGGCATTACAAGAATGTCAGCTGATGTAGGGGGATGAACATAAATGCTGTTTACCTTCAAAGGTTTATGTTTTAAATTTTTAAATGTTATTGAACTCCCAGAAATTTGCAAATCATCAATTGTTAGATAAAAAGTTTTATTATTAGGTTTTTGCACGAAACCAGCTGTCTTTGGGGATGCAACATTAGAGTTTTGGCCAGAGTCGGTCACCGTCACAACAGTTTTTTCAACAGATATTTTCTTTGTTTCTTCTGCGACAGTATATGCACCGCTATCTTCTGTTGGTGGAGTATTAGTAACCTTATAAGATGTTATCTTTTCTTTTACCGCAACAACTTTTGCTTCAACATTTGCATCTTGATTTACAACAGCGGAGGCTTCTGTTATTGCATTTTCTGCTGCTTGTTTCACACCCGACGCATTTTGTACTGCGGCTAGTAAACTGCCTGCTTCTTTTTCAAGATTTGGAACAAGAGCACAACAATTTCCTCCACCTAATATTGCACTAGTCGCGCTAGTAACAAGACTCTCCAATTCAAGACCCGCGGCCTTTATGTCATCACCAAATTCCAATTCAATCTCTGCAAGAGCAGAAAGAAAAGATGGCGATCCGGCCGGAAGAGAAATAAGACTTGTTATCTCTGCTTGCAAGTTTAATTTAGGAAGAGTCGGTATCTCAATAGTTTGTAATTTACTCTTCAATCCTGCGAGATCGGTTGCCGTTGCATTAAAAGCGGCGGTCGCTGATGATGCAGAAGAGTCCAACGCGGCCAAAATCTCTGCTTTTGCATCGTCCAACTTTGATAGAATGCTATTCAACTCAGGACTTGCGCCGCATAGATTAATGTTTGCAAAATCAACCATTATTTTTTATCCTTAACTAAATAACTCGAATTAATGTAAGTAGGTTCAAGGTCATTGCCGGATGTGAAATATTTCATCATTACCTTCAGAACAGGGAAAATCTCATGCAACCCTGCATCCGGCATAATCGTATCTTGAAGGTGTCTCTTTAGAGATATCTCTAATAATAAAGTTCGATCCTCTAACGTCATTTTAATCTCCTACAAATCATTCACAGTTGTTGCGGTAACATCCACAGCACTTGTCCTCGTTTTTGCTTCTGTTTGGGTATGGTCAACACCAACATCGGCATAGAGATACGTATCCTTACCAATGTGTTTATAATAATCGGCATCATAACGAACATGTGCGTCACCGTTATAATCAATAGTATGTACACCCGTAATTTGATGAGTATGAGTTCCGCCAGTTGTTCTTAAAGTATTTGTGCTAACAATCTCACTTAATGTACTCTCAGAATTGATTGTCATTGCAGAGGCAGATTTTATGTTCAGTGTACTGCCAGACTTCATAGACATAATACCAGAGTTGGTTGACTGTGAAAGATCAGTACCAACACTCAATATATAATTAGAATCAGTTTGTATATAAATACCGGCGGCTGTTTTATTTGAATCCATCTCTTTACCCGTAACTGTAAGATTATAATTTCCACCAATAATTTGTGTTTTAGACTTCTCAGAAGTAATAACTACATCACCACCGATTCTACCTTTGACACTTTCGTTGATATTGTATGCATAGTTACCGACAATCTCTTCCTCACGATTACCGCCGGGGCCATTTTTATGAGTTTCATTAGCTGCACCAACTTTGACACGATGATTCTTGTGTATCTTCTGGTAGAAGTCTCCCTCTATCTCTTGTATGTAATCACCCTTGATTAGTTCTCTTACCGAACCCTCAACTGTAATATTCTGTGACCCCTTGATGACAATGTTCTCACTACCAATCACAATCTCATAGTTATCTCCAACAATTTTAGTGACAACGCTGCCGTCTGGATGAATCTCTTCGAATGTTCCCGTCATATGTTGACGAAACATCCGTTCTGCGCCTGGGCTGTCATCCACTTCCGTGATATGACCAGACTCAGATTCGAATACATGGTTGTATGGGTACGCAGAAGAAATGTATGGGTTTGCATCTTCAACGATACCCTTGGGATGAGGTTCATCCCAGAAACCTCTTGTCTCTTGCACTGCTTCGTCAGAAACATTTGATAGATATGGCTTGGTTGCAGTAGGAATACCTGTATCACCATCGCGGCCTGCACCGGATGGGTCACCATTAAATCTTTCTACTCTACGGTCCTCTAGAGATTTATGGGACTCAGATGCTGCACCCCTGGCCAAGCGGTTCGTATCTGGTTCACCTGTGCTATGACCGCTATTCATCTCGCTGGGATATGGACCATACTTGGGAGCAAATGCATATGGTTTCTGTGGTGAGTCTTCACCGCGAGGGTCACTAAATCCTTTACTATTGTTTGATGATGCTTCAGGATTCCCCGGCAACGAACCCATAATAACAGGTTGTTGCTTCTCGTTGTCACGAAAGAAACCCATAACCCAAGACCCTTGCGTTAGAAACGAGGGGGTATGACCCAATCCCTGCATAGAAGGATCAGTTACAGGGTGCATAACATGCGCCCAAGGTAAATCAGTAGTCTTGACCTCAGTCAAGTTCTCGCTATGATGGCCTAGAACACGGACACGAACACGACCAATCTTTGCTGGATCGTTCCGATCTTCAACAACGCCGATAAACCAACTGAAACCATCTTTTCCCATGAAATCTTGCATGGAACTATTTATACTAATTAATGAAGGTCTGGGTCACGGCCTAATCGTAAATCTTCTGGATTAATCCAAACATAGTCTTCAATATCGTATGATACGTTGGGATTATTGGCCCGCAATAAATCAATAGTCATTAAAGCTTGCTCTAAGTCCATATTATCTGCAAGGACTTCTTTGTTTACTTGCATAACTTTGTATTTAATCATGATGAGCTCCTTTTTTTGAGATCACCAAATGCGTTATATGATCTTTGGAGTCATATAACGATTTGTTCTATATAGTAAATATGGTAGTGTATTTAGACAATCCCAATCAGTTCATCGGGAAGAATGTAATCGTGCCTATCCTTAAATCCTGTTATCTCAATATAGATAGAATCCATAGACTTAGGTTTAACAGGAACATACTTCTTTAGCTTCTTGGATTTGTACATAAACACACCATCCTTTAGCTTCAGATCATTATAGGAGTCTTTGTCAGACCCAATAGCAGTAAGGATGCCAGACTTAGTGGAACCATACCCATCACCATACACAACTTTATCGCCAATATTCATCTCACATATTCCTTCTATAGATATTCATAATTTGTAGTTATAACAGGGCCCTTGCCCGGCCACTCCCATTTCTTAGTAGTAGTCACCACTCGAATACGCCTTTCGCCAGACCATGTGGTGCGTGGCGTTGGGCCAATTCGTTTTATCGGCAACTCTTCAAAATACTCAGTTGTAATTGTCTTAAACAGATTAAATGTTTCATCCATATTTAAACTCCGTTTCAGCTGCAATGTTGAGCTTGTGCATAATATCCTCAGTAAAGTAAGTTTCTGGGTCC